CCGTAATAGCCGAAGCCACTGGATAAGCGGTGCCACCCAGAGCTGCAGCAGAATAAACATTGATCGTAATTGTTGCGGGTGATCCCGTGGTGTTAGCCACCACAATGTTGTCGATCTTGAAAACCTTACCGCTGGACGCCGTGTTGCTGACCAGCGAAGTTGCTGAAGTGCTCGAAAGAGCTACAGTAGATGTGTTGCCGTAGATGGCGCTGACATTCACTATGTTCGGATTGCTCACCGGATATTACCTCTTGAAATTTAATTAGCTGCCGAAAACCATCGCCATAGCGACCGCCCTACCTGTATATACCGCCCTGCCTGCAGGATAATCACACCAAACATTGACCGTATTACCAGCCAGCGTCAGAGGCGATGTGGTCCCAGAGGAGTTAGCCAGCACGGTGGTCCGCGCCAGAGTTCCGGCACCTACGGTACCAATCCCAACTTCCCAGACATTGGCAACAGGATCAACAATCGCATAGTACGTCGTGTTCCCGTTACCAATTCCAGTGGAGAAAGTCTGATAGCCCGCGGCTGCGCCCGACAGGGTCAGCGTACCTGTACCAGCCGTGTTGGAAGTCTCTTGGACCCGATCTGCGACTACTAAGCTCATCACGCTGCCTCTAGAAGTTCTTTAGCCCAAGTATACCCTTTGTGCGATTTACGGACACCATTGATGCACTTGATGACATTAGCGTGCTGGAACCCGGCGGCGTTCAATGCTTCAGACCCTATGAACTCAATCATCTCACCTGTTTCCGAATTGATCCCAATCCACTTGTACTTGCGGTTGTTTGTGTTCCCAGCGGCGTACTTATTGCCTTTTGACAAGGCACTTGCGATGGCTCGCTGCTTGGCTGATGCCGGGCGTCCTATATTGGCTGCGCCACACTTGCGGCGAGTTTCCTCAGAGTGCTTGCGGCCTATGTTCCATGTAGCTGACTTACCAATACGCTGTTCTCGCAATAGAGCCTTAGTCTCTTCTCGGCAGGCTACGCCTTTGTTCCACGAAGGTTGCCCCCGCCTAGCCGCGGCGATCTTTTCAATAACTTCAGGATCAGCGGGGACGCCTTTGTTCCAAGCGGGGGTACCTTTTCTGGATTCACTAATTTTTTGTCGAGTCTCCTCAGACTTGATGACACCAGCACTTCCTTTTCCACCGTCGGCTAAGTTGCACAGTTTGCACCCCGCGGCACGGTACTTAGCAATCAACTCCCTCTCATGGTCTAAAGCCTCTTGCTCCGTTTCCCAGTACGCAAGGATTTCTACGATAGGAAACCCGTACTTATTAACTACATTGTGCCAATGTTTATTGCGACCGTTTTTTGCGTGAGACCGCGCACCTGTACCCTTACCTATGTAAAACAACCGGCCTTCAGGGGTGCGATGCGCGTATGTGTAAAACACAAAAACTCCTTATAAAACAAGGTCCTAGCTGGTTGCGCTCGTGCTGTAGGTTACGCTTACGGTGTCTCCAGCCGTAGTGACCTTGGCAACGCTGAAGTTGCCTTCAGAGTACAGAGTACCTGCGGTAGAGCTCTGGGTATTCACAGCGCCCGAACCCGTGACCAAGAAGCATCCGTAGACCGTACCGCCCGCGCCCGTGATGGTGTAGGTGATTGCCGTAGCCGTAGATGAAGTCACGTTGGAAGGCGTAGCGCCCGTAGAAGTGGCCGCAGCGAAAGCTGCCGTACCGCGAACCGCGGAGCCGCCTACCGTGTAATTGGTGAACTCAGCCGCATTGGTCGTAACCAGCGTGGTCATGGTATCCGTAGCCGCCGGAGTCAGGCTGACCTTGGTCAGACCAAGGAAAGGACCGACCGTTGTGTAGGTACCCGTAGTGCGGAGCAGCGTATTCAACATCAGCTCTTTACCCGCAGCGACGACGAGATTGGGAAAAGTTTCGGTCCACTTCAGGTTGCCATCCTTATCATGGCATTCAACATGCCAAGAACCCTCGACACCCATGCCTTCAGGAATAACCGCGTTGGCCTGCAGAGAAGCTACAGCGTGGTCGCCAAAATTTGAAAGTTCGTTACTCATTGGAACCTCAGTAAATAATGATCGGCGCTGTAGTGCTTGTGTACGCCGGGAAAGTTACCGTGAAAGGGGCATCACTCGTAGAGTAGGAGCCACCAAAATTTAGAACCGCCACGGAGCGGTTTCCCTTGGACGCATTGTATATCAATGCGCCTGCAGTCGTCAGCGTGGAGTTAGCCCACGTATATTCGTCCCAACTCGCGTAGGCCGTGGTGCCCGAGAGGGTCACACCCAGATTCGTCAGCGTAGCACCGCCCGCGGTGTAGCCCGTACCGACCACCTCATTGATCGTCGTGTATTCAGTCGTTGAAGAGCTGATATTTGAATTGGTCGTGTAAAGCGCGAGCTTAAACGTATCCGCATCGAAGTCATGGACTCCTTGCAGAAGCTCTTGCTTAAAGCTGCCAGTCAGTGCTTGGGTGATCATACGACCTTGTCCCTCACCTGCGTCGTGCGGTAATTGTCAGCGCGATCCTTGCCATCGCCCAGCTGCTTCAGAGGACCCATCGCTTCTTGGAACTTGGCCTGATAGGACTGAAGCACATCAGCCTCACCCTTAAGGAAAAGATAGGCTTCCGTAAGCGCTCCGTACAGCAGTACGTTCGGAAAGTTGGTGCTCAACCATGTGGTCCCTGCAGTCACGATGGACTCAGGATAGGCGAAATAATGCAGCTCGATGTTGTATTCAACGTCCGGCGTCGGACCAACAAGAAACGTGTTGTTATCGAACAGAGCATAGTACTGAGGCGTACCGGTCACGCCCGGGTACGGAAAGGCTTCTCGAATGTAATTCACGTCCTTGTTCAAAAGGTATCGGTAGCCTTCGGCACCCAGAGCCCCAGCATCCATCACCGCCACGGAGAACGTAGACAGAAAGTCTGAAGGGAGCGTCAGATAGGGGAACCCATCCGTTACATTGCCAGTGACATTTCTACGAAATGCAGGGAGCTGGACTGTGTTGTTGACCAACCTTTCAGTGTCCTGAACGAACGTCGGAATATTTTCGACGAACGTCGTTTCATTCACCTCAGTGAATGCCTGAATGGCGTCTACCAGCCCCGAGTAGGTCGTAATGTCGTAAGCCATGACTAGCCCAGCTTCTTACTGCACTTCGTGCCTTTGGTCTGGGCTCCAGTGCCTCTGACCTTGACCGTCTGCGTCGATGCGATATTGTTCGGGTATCCCGCCGTGTTTGGCTGAAGTCCCTGCTTGCTGTAAGCGGAAGCCGGCTTGTTTTCGATCTTAGCCATTAACGCCCCCGACCAGAGCTCTTCTGGTTCATGGCGCGGCTCAGATTCTTACCGAACTTTTTACGGTCCATAGAAGTCGGTCCGCCTTTCTTAAGACCTGCCATGCTGGTCTTCTTGCCGCCGTGCTGCTGCTTGTCGTGCATGCCTACGGCTTTCTTGATCAACTTCTTGTCTTCGACGACATCATCATGCTTCATTGTATGCCTCACAAAATAGCGTTGCCCGGAAGCGGAGGAACGATCACGACACCGGGGACTACAGTAGTGAACGCCGTGATTCTCACATTGTTCAACGTGGTATTAACCTGTTGAGATGCAACAGGATTGTACGCGAAATTCGAACAGCTATCATTTCTGTTCGTGTCAGGACGGGGCTCACGAAGAGCCTGCGGATCGTTCGATACTTTCTGAGAACCAATAATACCGACCCAGTTCTGCGGATGATCAGGATCCCAACATTCGGGACAGACCTTCGCATTGATCAGCTTCCCCATGATGTAATACTTCCGCAGCTTGCGCAGGTCATATCTTTGCGCACACCGGTCACAGAAGCCGAAGGCTCGCTTATAACTAGCGAACCGTGTAGCCATTACCAGCCGCCCGTCAGATAGCCCGCCAGCGGGACGAACCTCACCGGAGACTTATCACGATCTTCGCGAGCCGCCTGATCCCACGCTTCGTCGTACATCTGCTTCAGCATCTGAATGCGATCCATCGCCTCTGGGCTTTTCAGAGCGACGTAATAGGCCAACCCGGCGATGATGGCCGGAACAAACCTAAATGGCATCTCAACCGTGTTTGAGCCCGGCTGGCCCGTGTCGTCGATGCGACGCAGGTACCAATAGTGGAAGTAATAGCCAGACTGATTTGGCGTTGGCCAAATGTTGATCTGAGGCGTGGGCGCCTGACGGTTGACATACACCTGCACCGGTCGGCCGGTGGCCAACTTATTCGGAATAGCGGCGTAAGTCGGAAGAGCGATGCGCGGGATCACCAGATCCGTCTGGTTGTACTGGCTGCCTTCATTCTGGCGAATGACATGCTCGATGATGTCGACGCAGTCATCAGGGAGGTCGTAAATGCCTTCCCCTTCGAGCAGAGGTATCTGCGCTTCTGTGACTGTCCACAGATTGATTCCCCGATTGGCCCACTCCTGAAACAGGATGTTGAGACTGCGGCGCGCCGTCTTGAACTGATAACCCGTGCGGATCTCAATCCCCGCGCGCTCATACGCCTCCTCAATAATTTCGGCTATGTCCGGGTTCCAGATTGCGACGCCTGAGGTGGTCACTCTTAACCCCAAATAGCAGTAATAGCAGACACATGAGAAAGTTCAGCATAAATGCTGGTAGGGAACAAAACACCTTCGCCGGGAAGGAGTAAGTAGATCGTAAACGTATCGCTCGTACCAACATCGAGCTCCATCAATACGGTCCCAGTAACGCTACCGTCGCGGAATTTAATAAAGCCATTGGTGCCATCGCCCCGATACGAAACGCTCTTCAGCCGCGCACGGGTCGAAGTAACGGCCCCGCTGGCGGTGAGATGGGTGGTTTTAACGTCATACTGCATCGTCATGGCTGTATCCTCAACAATTCCAAGCGCGCAACGATTTATTGATGCGACTGTTAGGGTCATTAGCAGTTTTGCTGCTGGTTAATTTCTTTTTCATCCCTGACATCCGGGCACAGAATGACTTGCGTCGGCCTGCGTCTTCCTTCGTCTTAGGTTTGGGAGCCGGGGGTTTCAGGTTCATCCCCTGAGCCTTCGCGCTAGCTCGACCTTTGGCATTTAGACCGCCTTTTTCAGACTTGCCTTCTTTACGTTGCCATGCGGGTGACTTAGCCATTACTTCTTCCTCGCTGCACGCAGGTTATCGACGAGATTCGGGTAGGGGCGTCCTGCCTTCTTGGCCGCTGCCTTGGCTGCGGTCTTCTTGGCCGAGCTAAGCTTCTTGGGTTTTCCAAGACCTTTCGGTCGGGGTTTATCCCATACCTCAGTCATACTGACCACCGCTCAAAGCGGAAGCAATGCCACCCTGACCGACGAAAGTACTCGTCGGGTTGCCCATGATCTGGCGCCCCTGCTGCGGTAGGAAGTTGCTCATCGAGAGCGGCTTGCCATAACCCTGAGTGAATCCTTGACCCGTGCCCTGAGGCATCTGCGGTGACGGCACGCCTTGCGTGGAGGAGCCCAGAGGCTGCGTCCCCATCGGCGGAGCGCCTGCGCCCATGCCGTAACCCGGAGTCTGGGGACCATTGGGGAACTGCGGAGCAGTCCCCGGTCCTTGAAACTGGCCTTGCGCTGGAGGCTGCTGAGCCCCCATCCCTTGAGGGGGCGCGCCCATAGGCGGAGCAGAACCATTAGGTCCCAGTTGAGTCTGAGAGGGCTGTCCCTGCCCATAACCCATCTGATTACCCATCATGTACAGCGGCATCCAACCGGTGCCACCCATGCCTGTGCTTTGGTTCTGCCAGCCGTCCATTTATACGATCTTCCCTTTGGTTTTGCCCTTCTTGGCAATACCGTCGATGGATCCGCCCTTCTTGTAAGCCTTACCGCCGCACTTCATCGGCAGCGGGCTCTTTGAGGACATTGCGCCTACGGACATCTTGTCCATGGGAGAACCTTTCTTACCCATCATGGGCATCTTTGACTTCTTCATTTTGTTACCTCTAGCCTGTTCTTGAATATCTGGAATTCCACGGGACGGCATGGTCATTTGTCCACCTTGTTTTCAAGTTTGTCCATGATCCGATTGAACATGCCCTTGATCTCGGCCATGTCAATTCTATAGTCGTCCTTCCGTACGTAGTTTTCATGGATCATTCGGTTGGTCTCCTTCATATCGTCTTTGAGTTCGCGAATCGCGTCCCAGATAATCTTGAAGAGCCAACCGAAAGCCGCGCTAATAATGGCGATTACACCGTCAACGATGTATTGCAGATCCATTGCAACCCCTCTATTAGGAGGAAACCGGAGCCGTTGCGCCATCACTGTTGTGCTGAACGTAGACAATCGTGATGAATCCAGCACCTGCGACAGCGGTGGTTCCCGCCATCGTCACAGTCACCTGAACGTCGGTCGTGCCGATGTTGCTCATGTTGGTGAGCTGAGCCGCGGTGTACGTGATGGACTGGCGGCCAGCCGCCGGAGTCGTAATCGCCGTGACGTACTTTGCTGCCGTGGTGCCATCGCCTACCGCCAGCGTAGCGCCAGTGGTGAAGGTCGTGGTGACATCAATGTTGAAGTAGAGAATCTGCGCGCCGGCCGGAATGACAAACGGCGTAGAGGTCGTGAGACCCAGAGCTGCAGTCTGAGAGAGGACTGCACAGCCCATATTCTGAATAGAACCAACCGTGGTACCGGTGGTGTATTTTACGGTACCCGTACGAAGCGGGCCTGAGAGTGAGGACCAACCCATAGTGTTCACCTATGCACTTGCGCCTGTCGTCGTGTGCGAGTCTGCTAGGGCAGTCGAGCAGGCAGTAAAAAACCCCTAGATTTGGATCCTTTGTAGCCTACTTATTTTTCAGTGTCAAGACAAAAGAAAAGGGACCCGAAGGCCCCTCGTCTCGACCGGGATCTCCCAGTCCTCAGTCAGTATACCTAAAACTCCATCCCTCGGCTTTGCCTTTTGTCAGAGCATTACCAGATTTTAAAGCCCTGTCCACCGTGGGTGGAGTCAGCCCAAGCTCCTTTCGAAGCTGAGTGATTGTAGCAAACCTATGCTCTGCACCAGCGGGATCCGTCGCTATGACAGCGCGGCCCATCTTCTCCTTGGACTCCTCCGAATGATTGCGACCTTCCCAGTGACTGTAGTGACCCGCCTCAGCTGCGGCACGAATTTTGGCACGGCCTTCAGCGGATATGGTTCTCCCGGGCGCTTTAGGTTTACCACGTTGAGCGTCTCCAATCTTTTTACGTGTCTCCTCTGAAACTGTTTTACCATAGCGGTAGTGGTTTTCCCCCCGGGGCGGTGTCCTGTTTGCTGCAATTTTAGCCAGTGTCTCCGGCGTGTGCTTTTTCCCTTGACGCGGGTGTTCATTTTCCGCGTAGTGCGCTTTTAATGCCTGAGACACCTGTGCGTTTACCTCTGGAGGTCTGGTTCTTCCTGTTAAAGGGTTTTCTTCTTTTGGAAGACCCCTATTAGGAGCTTCTGCACTACGCCCAGAGTTGTAGCATTCTGGTCTCCCTACCCATTGAGCAAGCCACGCATTTTCAGCGTTCCACAAAGCGCTATCGTCTTTTACTACTTCTACTACCTCAAACTTAAAGCAATCTTCTCCGTACTTATTCCATGCTGCTTGCAAGTGCTTGCAGTGATGCTTCCCTTTACGCAGCAACCTCCTGTGGTTCTTGAAGCGGACTTTTGTATTGTTAGTGCTGCCTACATAGAACTTGTCGTTGACGACGTTGCGGATTTTGTAGATGACGTTCTTCATAAAGCCTCCGTTATTAAACTCACGAAAGCTACTATATAGCCTATGACTCTTAGAGTCAAGTAGGCAAAAGAAAAGGGGCCCGAAGGCCCCTTGTCTCGGCTAGGAAACTCCCAACCCTTTGATTTTCAAGCCTTTATCAGCTTGAACCCGGAGATCCGAAGACCCCCAGAAAGTCGCTCCAACCGAACGAATAGCGCTCTCTCGCCTTGTATCTAGCATTGCCGGTATCGAAGTCTGCATCCATAGAGGTTGCAAGCGGGGTACGGACAAAGTGCTTGAGGCCGTTCGGAACGTCGGTGGTCAAGAACCAAGCGTTGGTGTCGGTCAACCAGTGGTTGACGGTCCAGCCGCCGGGAATTGATCCGTTGTTCTTCAGAGCGTTAACGTCGTTGTCGGTGGTGCCAACGCGAAGCTCAGTTTCGAGGATGCGGGTCGCCACGAACTGCAGTGCAGACGGGATGATCAGCTTCTTCGGCTTAGCTGCGATGAGCAGGCCACGTTCATCGGTCCACAGAGAAATCTGGATGACTGCATTCTCAAGAGAAGTTTCATTCAGATCGGCTGCGGTAGCCGGACGGTTAGAGATGGTGCCACCGTAGGTGAGCGGATGGTCGGTCGCGAACAGAGCCTTGCCATCACCGCCTTTGTAGTTGGTGTTGAAGCCGTTGTTCAGGATGTTTGCACCCTTCACTTCCTTGGTGTAGGCCATGGCGCGAGCCAGTGCCTTGGTATAACGAGCAGAGAGACTGTCGTACAGGTTGTCTTCGATTGCTTCTTCAGTCAGAGAGAAGCCAAGAGCGATGGTTTCGTGGGTGTACCGCACGTTCCATGCTTCCTGAGCGTTATCGTATGCGATAGCGCTGCCTTCCATCTTGACCGGAGCTGCAC